GTAAAGCTTTTTGTTTAGACAATTCCATTATCTCTCCGATAATACCAATCATCTGTTTAGAGGTTAGATATTCTACTTCTGCTAGAATCTTATCATACTTACCATCTATACCGCCGCTGGCTTCTCTCCATGCGAAATCCCATCCGTATGCTGCTTGATGTTCTTTATGCAGATATCCCTCTAGTTCTTGTTCTCTATTCTCTACATCATTAACTATTAAGTAACGAATAACCACATCTTTGGCTCTATCCAAGTTGTGCTTATCAATGTAAAGTCTGGCACCATGCCTACCTTTCGGTGCACGAATACCACCAGTTCTACCAATAACATCTTTGGCCTTTCCGTTATAACCAATAGCTTCATGTATTAGTTCATCACCTATAGCTTCAATATCTTTCTTTAAAGCTACTTGGTAACACCCACGGACTGCTCCATCAACTCCATTATCTTTTACAAATTTGCGCCACTCGGCAGAATTGGTACTTGGGATCCATGAAATAGGATACCATTCAGTTTTATTCTTAATCAAATCACTCATAATATAACTCCAGTTAATTAAATATAATATATTATACTACACTTTATTTTGTTTGTAAAGAGCTTTCTTCGACTCTTCTGCGTAGGTCAGATGTAGAAAATCTATGGTCACGTTTGTTGAAATAGAATTCAATACCTCTTTTCTGGCAAATATCTTTACCAGTAAAGTCTATGTCTCTATACTCTTCGCCCATAATCTTTACATCAATCTGATACATGCTAAGAATATCACGTAGTTCGTCTTCGGTATTATATACTAGGATTTCATCTACGTATCTGATAGCAGCTAGTTGTGCTTGTCTTTCTACAATATTCTGAACGGGTTTATTCTTCTCTGGTCTATCGACCGATGGATCATTCTGTAATGCGCAGATTAAATAATCACACGCTGTTTTAGCTTCTCTTAACATTGCCACATGGCCTGAGTGCAACAAATCAAATGTTGAGCACGTTATTCCAACTTTCATACTTTCTCCAATTCAATACCGCAATCTATTAAGAATGCTTTACCAGATCCTTTTGCGGCTACATAATCATGTTTAACATATAATTTACTTATACCGGATTGGTATATTAACTTTGCGCATTCTATACAAGGTGTATGTGTACAGAACATGACTGCGTCTTCACAACTTTCCGAAGATCGAGCCATTTTAGTAATTGCATTGGCCTCAGCATGTAATACTTCTGGTCGGGTCTTATCTAATATTTCACATGCATTATCCCAACCAGATGGCATTCCATTATATCCAATAGATATAATTCTATTATCCTTTACAATAATAGCACCTACTTGTAATCTTTTGGCTGTAGATAATTGTGCAAATCTCTCTGCACAATCCATAAAAGCATGTTTAAATTTATCTTTCAATTATTTATCCTATTTATAAAAAATATGGTTATCAATAGTAACAGTTCTATTTAAAGAATCTGCCCAATAAGGATAAACACTATCAGCATGATAATGTGTAGACCCTTCTGTAATATCTCCAAAGTCGCCATTTAAAACTGAATTAGCTACCATAAGAGAAAACATCCATGTATCACTATCAACTGGGTCATCAGATTTACCATCACAGAACCAAGAGAATTGACACATATGTCTTACTGGAACTTCTTCACCCCTCCAGTTGGTTTTCCATTTGGCTTGATATACTACATCACATACAGTATCTGGATATGAAACAGAATACACTCTATTTAATACAACTTGTGATACCGCAATCTTACCGGCCACTGGTTGATTACCAGCCTCAAAATAGATATTTTTGGCCATACAGAATGCTTCACCATTCTCATCCGATGCTTTTACTTCTTGTGCTATAGACACTAAAATCATAAATGCCATAACTACCCATAGTGGTATAAACTGTTTATCAAAACTCATATCATTTCCCTCATTAAAAATTGCATTCTCATTACATCCATGGCCACATCATGTTTTGCGTCATGGGGTATAAATTTATCTTCTAAACCTGGCACCATAAAACCATTTCTAATAGAAGTATTAAAAAGTGTCATGCCTTCAATAACTGACCTAGTATCACGAAGTTTCCAGTGTGGGTAGGGGTCTCTACCAATAATTGCATGTAAGAACATCGGATCGAATGTGTTACCTCTTGTGTATACACGTTCTATATCCTCTGGATCTGCAATTGATGTAATCCAAGAACCTAAGTTATCAATTGACATATCATCAGATGATGGTTTAAGTTGTTTCTGAGCCTCTGGATCTAGTTCTCCCCACCACTTTAAAGTATCTGGATCAATCTTTCTATTATGGTTACGAACTTGGTCTGCGACATCAAACTTAACAGTCTTAACATTAGATAATAGTTCTTCGTATGTGTAACCGGGTGCAACAAATTGGCTAGAATCAAATACAAGGGCAGCAAGAGATACTACTGCGGACTCATTAAATTCTGTTCCCAGTGTCTCAAAATCGTATATCATACTTTTCATAATTTTGCCTCTATATATTCTCTTAAATCAGTTTTAGGTTTCCAACCAAGAGCAAGTAACATTTTATTGTGTACTACTCCACCCATTCGATTACCAGATTTCTCTGGTTTCATATCAACATCCACACCTAGCATTTCTGCAACTTCTAACATAGAATATGCGGTATCATTACCAATGCCCCAACCATCTCCAGTACCATATTGCATAATTCTAATTAATCCATCAACAGTATCATCAATATGTGTAAAGTTTCTTTCTTGTGTTCCAGGGCTTGTAATGGGTAGCGAAGTAGCTCCTTCTTTCACCATTTTAATAAATTTAGCGATTACAGTGGCATACTTACCGTCACCGATTTCGCCATCACCATAAACATTATAAAAATAAACAATTGCATAACTTAGGCCGCGCCATTCTGCATATGCTTGTAGTAATTCAGTATTCTGCGCTTTAGTATATGCATAAGGACTCATCATCTTACCATCTTCTCCGATAGAGAATTTAGTGGATGAACCAGAGTATATAAACTTGGCGTCTGAATGTTTTGCAAAATCCAATACAGTAGGGAATGAATGATAATTATAATCCATTACAGTCTTATAATCAAAGAATGATTGTTCTACTCTAGCATATTCTCCGAAATGGAAGATATAATCGAATTGATTAGGTTCGTGGCCAAAGATGGAGAATAGATCAGCAGAATTACCCTCTAAGTAGTGAACACCATCGTGATGATTTAAGTTACTACCAGTGAAGTAGTTATCTAAAGATACAACATAAT